CGCTTACACCAGTCACGATACGTTCTGCCGTGATCGTCTGGGAACCCATCGGTTGATTTAATTTATTGTGTTAGTCCCAGACGCTATCAAAGTCGGCTAGGTCTTTGTCAACCTTTTCCCCTTTGGGTGCTCTGGTCGGCACAGTCATCGTTTTTGACCTTACGGCCTGTTTGTCTTTAACTGCTTGCCTTACACCAACTCCTTGAATCCTCCGAATAGAGTCAGCTTTCTTTTGTAAAAATGTTCTTATGTCACCACGAACTTGGATTGGATTACCGTTTTCGTCAGTATCTACATACATTGCTACAAAGTCATCAACAGCATTAACTAGCTCCTGTTTCACTTCTGGCGAACCAGTCCTGAATAAATCAATCTCGCTAATTGCTCTGTCTATTCCTATGTGCAACTTCTCCTCGTTCATTGCAACACGCTCGCGTTGGAGTAATAATCGTTCAACTTCTGCTTTACGCAAGGTTAATTCCGATTCGTCTCCTTCGGCTTCTTTAAGGTACTGCTCAATGCGAACATCTTCTTTCGCTTGGGCTATTTCTTTTTGCTTCTCGCGGTCTTGTCGTTCAGCTATACGCTTTTGGGCGTATTCCTGATTACGAGCTTTGCGGTCAGCATCAGATTCTTCTTCGGTGTCGTCAGATTGCTCTGGCTCTGTCGTAGATTTATCTGCGTCATCAGCATTTGATTGTTCTTCAGTTTCAGTTTCTTCGCTATTGGGCGATTCTTCTGATTCGTCAGACTCTTCTGTTTCATCGTCGTCTAGTGATACTTCAATATCTTCTAGATCAACATCTGTGTCTGGAGCTTCATCAGTTGTTGATGTGTCGACTTCTGCTGGTACTTCAGCGGGGGCTTCAGCAACAGTTGTGTCGTTGGTAGATTGTTCATCTGCCATAGTCTCTCCTTTCTATTTCTGCCATTTTACAGTTGGCGTTACTGCTACTCTTAAAGTGAGTGACCCTAGTGCTGGAGGATGCACTGTGAGAACCGTCTATTTGGGGCGGTTCTCACGCTACACCCTAGCTATATTTTTTCTGTCGCTTGTATGCTTCGTGATAAGCGTGGCTACTCCCTTCGCAAGTCATCATCAAGCCCCTATCGACCCAGTTATGCTGTTGAGGCTTTAGATTATCTAGTTCTAGGCTGTATTCCGATTGCCTATTCATTAAGTTAGCTACTTCTTCGTAGGTCATTTCGGCTTGTTGGTCTTTTATCTCAGCTTCTTGAGCCTGTTTGGTGTATGGTGTGTATTCTTCACTGTTCATCTTTAGACTTCTTTAGTGGTTTAGCTTTAACAATTGCTCGTAAGTCGTTTTGGAGTAGTAGCATTCGTTGGTCAGCAAGCCTTAGCCCCATTATTGTTGCTTTGACATCTTCTTCTCGCATTTCCATATGGATTATATTGCCTAGTTCACCGGCAATTACTTCGCGGTGTCGTTTAATTTTATCGTCAAGTATCTTAGCCACTGGCAGTATCTTGCTTTGGTTTTCTAGTTTGGCTTCATTCTCAATAACCTTACGGCTTTTAGCAAAACTGGCTGAGGTTTGGCCACTGTATAGGATTGAATCGTTAACCATTGTTGACCACCTCTTGACTTAGCATATCTTTTATCTCGGCAATACCCTCGTCATCTAAGCCCATCAGTTCACCCTCTCTCATCGCTCTAGCTACATTTTCTGGTACTTGGTATTGCTTCATTATCTCGTCTATAATCGCTAGCTCTTGTTCGGGTGCGTTTTGAGGTTGATCGGGGGCGTTTTCGGGTTCGGTTGGTACTTCTGGTTGTTGAGCTTGCATTTGTTGCTGTTGTTCGGCCATTTCTAGCTGTTGTTGGTCTTCTGGGGTAATGTCTTGAATTATCTTGTCGTTATCAGAGGTTAGCTGGATGATTGAGCTAAATAGTTCACCCAAATTAAGCCGTTTTCCAGCTTGCATTAGTGATTGCTCTAGGGTTGGGTCACTAGCTCTTAGCTCAACTATCTTTAGTAGTGATTCTAGGCGTTTCTCGTCGTCTTTGGCCTTGTCTAAATCAGCGTCAATTTTAAAGTCAAAGGTTGAGCGTACCTCATCCCATAACACCTCAAGTTCGTTAGAGTTTATTAGTTCGCCGTTCTCGTCCACTGGCCAGTCCATACCACCTTGTACTAGCAGTTGTCGCTCATCATCAGATAGCTTTACTAAATCAGTCCCCTGCATATTGGCAAACTGGATGTTTATCATACTTTTAGCAACTGCTTCGTAGGTTAGGTATAGGTTATCTTTGAAGTCCTCGTCGTCAATTGATAGGTTCTGTTGTTGGAATTTTACCCCTGTTGGTGTCTTTGAATAGTCAGTATCACCCGATCCTGCTGCAATTGAAGTATCGCCAGTCGGTATCATCTGGTTGAGTGATATTTTGTACATACTTATTCGGTTAGGTAGTTGCGAGTATATCTGATTGCTTAGTTCTTCTCGGCGTATCTGAGCTTGACCTACTAGCCATTGTGCATCTTGCTCATAAACAATTGAATCTAGATCTAGACCGTCAGTATCACCAGCGATTGATACTGGTGGTCGGAGTCCTAGTTGGGTAGCTAGTATATCGGCTTGCCTGAAGTAGTCTAGGGCGTTCTGAGTACCGCCAGCTAGCTTAACAATGCCCGTGCCGTAAGGGTTTACAAAGTCTTGGTAGCAGTAGAGGAAGTGGACTGGCATATCACCAGTCGGGTCTTGGTTAGTCCATTCTCGGGCGTTCTTTTTGCTCTTTGGGTAATACATATAGAATGGTGCATTTACGCCCCGTTGGAAGATTATGCAAAACTTTATGCCCTGTTGTTTTGTGCTTTTTTCATTGCGCCTGCGGTGGTCTTGGTCGTTGTCCCTTTCGTCTTGGGCGTTATCTTCAAGAGCTTGTTTTAGTACGTCTTTGTCCCAGTTATCGTAAGTACCTTCACCTTCGGTGTTCTTGTGCTTCTTGGCAATATCTAACATCTCTCGTACCTGCTGTTTAGTGTAGTAAACATCCCAGAAGATTATATTGCTGTCATAATCAGATACTTTGCCAGGTTCTAGTCTGACATCTTGCGGTTGAGCAATTATAAAGTCTGAGCCGATGTAGTCGCCCCTCTCAACAAATAGGGTGATTATTGGCACTGATCCGTATATAGCCGATTTTCTTACAGCGTCTTTCCATTTACGAATAAATGGTGCTTGAGAGTTGGCATTAGGTATTATTGTATTCTGCCAATGAATTGTCGCAAAATCACTTATCCACGATTCGTCTCGGTCTAGTGATTTGGCTGTGCCTGTTAGCTCGTTGCTAACTATTCGTTTTGGTAGTTTATAAAGTGAGGCACTTAGCGTGCCGTCATTGACCTCTGGTAAGCTCGGGTCTAGGTCATCAATTAAATCGTTATCGGCTAGTCGTTCAAACTCGTGGTAATCTTCTCGCCACTGGTCTGATTCTTGTTTACTTTGAGTGTAGAGCTTATGTAGCTCATTAGAATCGGTAATATATTGCACTGGTCGTTACCTCTTGTTGGCAGGTGTAACGACGACTAGGCTACCTTTAATGGTAATTATACCATATTATTTATCTATTCTTTTATGATAATTCTCAGTCACCCAAGTTATCTGTATCATATAGGGTTTTTTGAATTTGTCTTTCTTGATGTTGATGTTTACGCTCGGGCTGTCGCCTTTCATTGGTGATAAATTCGCCAGCAAGTCTTTTAACCAGTCCGACTCGTTTGTAACTATATCTTTTCTGATGGATACTTTGCGTTTGTTTATTATGCCGTTGTAAAAGCCCGTCTCGTTTACTGTCGTCGTGCCATCTGAATTTGTTTCTTCCCAGTCTACCGTGCCATATTCTGGTTGTTCGTTCATCCTTCTACCACCTTTATTTCTAGCATATAGCCACCTCCTGTTTTAAATAGTTCTTTGCCGGTTGGTTCGGCACTAGGTTCTTCTTGCAGTCGTCCAAACTCTTTGAATTGATCGGGGGTTATTAGTAGGGTTGACGGTACAGCTTCTTTAGTCCAGATTGGAGCTTTGCTTATCTTCTCATCGCATAATTTGCTAATTTTCTTGACTAGTTCAACACCTGTTTGCTTAAAGTGTCTAGCGTCAACTGTTTTATAGTCTATTTTCATACGTGAAACCTCGCTTTCTTTGGTTTAGGTCTTGTTCTATGGGGTATATCGTAATTTTCTTTGTAGCCCATTGCTAAATAGCGGAAGGCGTCGGATCCGTGACTAGACCAGTCGTGTCGTGGTCGGTTGCGGTATATTTTCCGTTCCTCGTCAAAGTCTTTGGAGTAGTTAGTTAGTGCATCTAGCCCTCGTTCGCATCTCTTTTCATCAAACCAGCATTTGCCAATTAAGTTTCGTACCGCCTCAATGCCGTCTTCTACTGATTGCATTGGTAGTATCTGGGCGTTAATGCCATATTGCCTAGCCACCTCTTGTCTAGTTTTGCCAGTGCCTAATTCTTTAGCTTTACCATCGTGCGGAAAGTAGTGTCGGCCATAGGCGTAACCCTTGCCGTTTAGGATGTTGCCATAGTGAGCTAATCCTTCGCCGTTATTCTCGTAGTAATCTATTATGTGTATCTCTTTGCCAACTGTCTGATAAAACCAAATAGCAGTTGCATCACCAACACCTAAGTCCCAAGCGGTATGAACCGGTACAGCGCTGTCGTATGGCACTGATGTTATGCGGTTCTCGTCTCTGGCCCGTTTGATGTGAGTAGCATAGTAAGCCCCCATTACTGGCGCGTCAAAGCTGGTCATAAACTCTTGTTCAAATAAGTGATAGTCACCGTACAGCTCAAAGTATTCGTCTCGTATCTTGACCAGTTCTTGACTACTAAATACGCCACAGTCTTCAGCGTTCAGGTGTTGGGCATACCAGTCAGGGTTGTCTCTAGCCTGTTCTAGTAGTCTCTTAGCGTGGTTAGCACCTCTTGGCGTAAAGTTGAACCAAGCGAAACCTTTATTCTCGGCAAGTATCGGTAGCACATAGCCCCAGACCATTGGGTCAATTAGTGAGTATTCACTAAATACTACTCCAGCAGGGTTAGAGCCAACTACCCTGTCGATACTACTCGCGCCGACTATTTGAATTGTTGAGCCGTTGACTAGCTCTATCAGCATTTCAGTATTATTGGTGCGTCGCACAATATCTTTGGGAGCGTGGTCAATCGTCCTGAACCCGTCTTTGTCTATATTCGTCCAGAGAGCTTTTTTACCTTGATTGTATTCAGGGAAGATGTAGAAATAGTTGCCCTTACGCCGAACAGCCTTCTCTATTAGTTTGTTATACATCGTCTTATCCTTGCCGTGACGGCGAGGCCATACTGTTACTATTCGGAGTAACTTATCAGCCACATTCCAAAAGCCTCTCTGATATACTCGTGGCTCAAAGTGATGTGGTAGTACTGTTTCCAACTGTTACCACCTATTCTTCAAAACTCTTAATCCGTATCGTTAATTCACCGGTGTTGTTCTGATCTATAGTTTGTGGAGCTTTACCCTCTGTTCTGTCGGTAACCTCTTTTAGATAAGCTAAGTCTTTTCTAGCTTTTATTTGGGCGTTGTATGCTTTTTCTTGTGCCATTGTTCTCACATCTTCTGGGTGTTTGTTGATCCATTCCTTGAATTCTTTGACGGTTAAGCGATCCATCATGTTTAACTGATACGTGTAGCTATCGTTTTTGTTCCATTTGCCATTGCTACGATTCTGAGGATTATCGACAAAACCACCTTTGCCAGTAGGGTTTGGAGGATTAACTTGCTTTGAAGTTAGTGGTTTATTTGTCATTGTGTTGCCTCGATAGCAGGTGCTATTTCTTTGCGTATCTCTAGGAAGCGTTTTGGTACGCCACCGTTGTTTCTTGGATTGCCGTTTGGCTGTCCGAACTGTTTATCTTTCGGTAAGCTATCTGTAGGATTGTACTTTTTTTTCTTCGCCTGTTCTGAGGCATTATTTGATTGTTGGTGTGCCATCTTCCCAGCCTTCCTCATCTCCGTCATTAATAAACTTCCAGTAGCGTTTGCGGATTACATCTACATACTGTTCAGAAAGCTCCATGCCGTAGCAAGTGCGGTCTGTTTGTTCACAGGCTATGAGAGTTGAGCCTGAGCCGAGGAATAGGTCGGCGACCAGCCCACCAACATCCGAAGAGTTACTTATCGGGAAGCTTATCATGTCCACTGGTTTCTCAGCATTATGAACCCTCTCACCCGTGACTCTAGGGAACCTCCATATGTTCGGCTTACCCTGTATTGTTCTCTCCCCTGCCTTTGTTTTACCCATTGTCTTGTTGCTGATTGGGCTATTAGCGTGGAACCATACCATCTCATAACATTGCTGGTACATTGCGCCTACGCCACCATCACCCTTATCCCAGATGCACAGGTTCTTTGGTTTTAGACCTGATTCGGCTGCCATTGCTTGCAGACTGAAGGCACTGTGCCAGTCGCAGCATGTGTATATGTGACCAAACTGTTTGGTAATGTGCTTAAAGTTGCGGAATATTGCCAGAAAGAAAGGTCGAGTCATCTTGTCGTCTACGACATTAGCGACTCCCGTACTGTTGCCGAATAGTGCGTAGGGCGGGTCAGTAAACACCATATCAGCCTTCTTGCCATTCATTAGCAATTCTACATTCGCCTTGTCAGTACTATCCCCACACATCACAAAATGGGATTTTATGTCAGCTTCTTCATATTCAAAGTCGTGTCCGTTACTACAAGTAGCTTTCATCTGTTACCTTTCGCTGAGTTGCAGGGTTTGCATAGTGGTTGTAGGTTATCAATGTGATTTGTACCGCCTTTTGATAGCGGGATAATGTGGTCAACCTCAACTGGCGTAGCTTCACATTTAACACACTTATTGCCAAGTTCGTTGAACTTTTGACTGATTGCTTCTCGGTCAAAATATCCTGCGTTATAGTTCCTGCGTCTGTACCCATATTCCCTATCCCATGCTTTGCGTTTATCCGGGTTGCGTTCTTTATATGCTTTAGTTCGTTTAACAGCGAGTGCTTTGGTCTTTGGTTTGCTTCTGTATCGTTGCTCAATATCTGCCCTTGCAGGTGATTTATACCAGCGTTGTAGTGATTCTTTATGCTTATCAGACTGTTTGTACTTCCTAACTGATAATTTTCTAGCTTCTGTTCTACATTCATCAGAGCAACATTTACTGTTCCAATGAGGCGGCTCAAAGTATTTCTGACAGATTTTACATTCCATATATTCATTATATCACCACACATCAATTCAATCTATGTTTAACATTGCAGGTTTTACAGTAAACCCACTTACCTAACTGATATATTTCACCCAACTTACTCACAGGTGGCTCACTACTTACCTCTGGGGCTTCATCTTCTTCTACTTCTTCTACTTCTTCTTCAACATCTGCATATGGCACGTCAATACCCCAAGCATCTAAGTCCTCAAGCTCATACTGGTTAGCCACCATGTCCCAATCATGCTCTCCCATTTCTGCATTGTCTTGCATAATAAACCGCTTGCGTTCTTCTGGCGTAAAATCTGAAGCGTCTGATGTCCACTCGTCTGGTATCTCAGTCATACCTAGTTTTTCGATAGCTTTGTACCGCATATTCCCACCAATGATTATCTTATTTTCGTCATAGACGATAGGGCGTTTTACCATCATCTTAGGAAAGTCTTTAATACTTTGAGCTAGTTTATCCAGCTTCTCTGGTTTAATGTTTCGAGGGTTATCGGGGTTTAGTTTTAAGTCAGCTAATCTCATCAATTAAATCCTTATATTCTTTTATGGACTTATTAACGTCATAATCTTGCTTTAGCTTATCATACATGGCGTTGATATTTAAGTTTCGTTGGTCGGCAGTCATAAGCTGGTCTAGTTCTTCAGCATTTACCGCAACAGGCAAGCCTAGTAGCTGTGCAATAACCGTCTTGTTCTCACTCTTAAACTTATCCTGTGGTCGGTTCATTTTAGGCAATACACATATATCAGCTTTTTGTATTTCGAGATATGCGGTGTCCGGCTGGTATTTAACGAACTCGTATTTACTCTCGAACTCTTTTGGCTTAAACGCCCACCGACTAGCAAATGGGTCTTGGTCGGCAATTACTTTTAATCTAAGTCCACGCCTTTCAATACTCTGAACTGCCAATTTTAAGGCACTAGCGTTGTGATGATAGCCAAACCATACGACAGTTTTAGCTTGCCCTCTATGTATTTTACGGCTAGGAAAGTCAGTTAAATCAAAGCGGTCTTTAATTACTCGTACTGGTTTATCGGTTAACTGTCCTATAAATTCAGCCAATGGCTCTGTCGGGCAAGTAATTGCGTCCATAGCGTCTACTGTTTCTTTAATCGGCACGCCCTCAAGCCAGTCGGGATCGCATATATCTAATATCTTTATAGCAGGTAGCGTTATAGGAAACTTATAATCTCGATTAACATAGACTTTTTGAAATATCATTACATCAGGTTTCTCACCGTACTTATAAAGCTCGGCTTCTTCCCAATATTTAATCAAATTATGAACTCTAATTTTAGTCGAGCCGACATTGCTTTTAGCGTGAAAAGCCTCGAACGTGAAAAATCTTACCATCTTTTGTCCCCATTC